TTAGGAAGCTGCACCGAGTTGTAAATTCTTTGTTCAGCTAGTTGAACCATATTCGCAAAATCAGTAGCCGAAAAAGTATTTTCGACATAATCTGACACTGCTAATTGAAGTTCTGAATAGTTCATGTCTTTTGCCTCCTATTTTTATGCCCTGGCAAAGATAACGACATGGCTTTAATGTATTTGTAAAACGCTTGTTCGCTAATTTTATTATGTTTACACGCGGCCCTGACGGTTAATCCAGAAAGTATGGCTTCGTGTGCCAAACGTGCTCGTTGTGCGCACGCTTCTGATTTTAGTTTGCGGGCTTTTTCACCTGCCTCATACAAAGCCTGTTTGTACGCAGCGTCAGATGACAAAAGTTCAAGCTGGCGATCCCTAGCCTTCTTCCTACTTGCGGCATCATACACGCGCTTACGGGCCGCGTCCGCTAGTTTTTGGCGATGCTCCGCTGAGAGCGCCTTACCTTTATGTACACTCGAAATTTTTTGGCGGAACTCTTCAGTGTGATGCCAGCCGCCGCGTACCAACTGCTCCTTAGCAGTGCGCAACACGTTGTAGCTCTGCAACGGCATTAGACGATTTTCGTACTCTATACGTTGTTCTTTCGCGCAGATAACAAGCACCTTAAACGCAAACGCACCTTCACCGTATTTATCCCATGCACGTTGAAGAATGAATGAATGGTGCTTACCCCTTCGCAAACTGCTGCGATGCGTATGCCACCGACTTTTATAGTCAGTAGCACTGCCAATGTAGCAACGGTTATTCACCGTATTTTCAATGGCATAGACGTAACCAACAGCTTGCTGCATGTCTCACGCCATCGGCCCACGAGCCATCGTGCCCTTGGTGGCAGCGCCAGTCCCACGGATCTTGATACCCGAAGTCTTGGTAGCAGGGGGCTTGCCCATGCCAATATTGCCAACAACCATGCAGATCTCGTCCTTCAGGGTCTCGATCTCTTGCGGTTGCCCCGATTTAGCAGGGGCGAGCTTCTTGGCTTTCATCATGTTTCACCCCGTCTTCTGGTTCATGGCGCGGGACATATTCTTGCCCAGGCGCATACGGTCCTCAGAGGTGGGACCACCCTTCTTGAAGCCCTTGCTGTGCATGGCTTTCACGTGCTTGCCAACTTCTTGCTTGGCAATTTTGCGCATTGCTTTTTCCATCATCGCTCCTTAGGAAACGGACACGGTAACTGTACCAACATATCCCTGCCCGACCAAGCTGTTTGGCGTCAGGGGCGCATCAAAACCACTGGACCCACCTATCGGTGCCCAGCCCCACTCAATCACCCGGCTACCAATACCAATGGTGTCAATAACCGTCTGACCTGAGGAGTACCAAGTGTTCGTATCTGGACGAGGATCGCGTATGGCGATTGGGTCACTGACTGGGTACATCCCGAGTTGCAACTGAGGATGATCTGGGGTCCAGCATTGAGGACATGCTTTGATCTGTGTTTGCTTGGTTTTGACCGTCAGGTTCTTGAGCTTCTTCAGGTCGTATCTAAAAGAACAAAGATCGCAAAATCCGAATGCCTTTGCGCCGTTTGCAAAGCGATTGCTCATGATATGAACATTTGCCTTGGGACAAAGCGAACGGCACTCTTATCGCGATCTTCCGTCGAGGCCAATTCCCATGCCTCGTCGTACTGCTGTTTCAACGTCTGCATACGCTCTATAGCACCTGGGATCTTCATGGACAAGTAATACGCCAGCCCAGCCACCAGAGCGTTGAGGAAACGGAAGGGGATGTCTTGCGTGTACGTGCCGCCCGCACCAGCGTCTTGAATCCGGCGCAAACGCCAGTAAACAAACGTGTACGTCTGAGAATTGTCAGGCGTGGGCCACACCGTGAACTGCGGCGCTGCTGCTTGGCGGTTGATGTAAACCTGAATCGGCCTTGCCTGCTGCAGCTTGTTTGGGATGGATGAATAGGTAGAAACACTGATACGAGTGATGGTCAGGTCCGTCTGCGTGGAGACATTCCCTGCACCCGTGCGAATCACATGCTCAATCAGATCTACCGTATCAGCAGGCAGTGTGTAGGTGGCAGTGCCGGGAGTCAGGACTTGGGAGCCCTGCTCAATGGTCCACATATTTATGCCGCGATTCGACCAATCTGCAAAGAGAAGATTTAGGCTACGTCTTGCAGTGCGCAAATCATAGCCCGTGCGCAGCTCAGCACCACAGCGCTCAAAGGCTTCTTCGACGTACTCATTGAGGTCGAGATTAAACGTAGTGGTGCCGGATGTGGTCATGGCTTACTTTGCTGTCAGCGCGGAACGCTTGAAGGCTTGGGCAGTAGGAGCGCCGGGAGAGCCCGGTTTACGCATCTTTTCGCCTGATCCAGCGGCAATGCGTTTACGCTTGGCGTTAATATTGGCGTAGAGGCCAACTTCTCCGCCCTCGGCGTACTCGGTAAAGTCGGTGTTGTCACGGCGGGCATGGCGCTTGCCACCTTCCAAAAAGTCGGTGTTGTCCCGGCGCTTCTTTAGTTCCGGGCGGATAGCGCCCATGCCACGGCTAGGTCTCACACAAATCTCCCACGGGTTTTACCCCGCTGCTCACAGCCACCACCACGGACGGAACCGCCACGCTTAAACTCAACCCCGGCTTCGTCTTCCTTATACCGGGAGCTGGCCCGGGGGGAGGCTTTTTGGGATTTGGTCGTAGCCTTACGTGCGGCCTCAACTGCGGGCTCCTCTTTGGCTTTCTGTGTAGCCCTAGACAGCCCAGCGGTGAAATCTTCCGTCATCTTGGCCGGAGAAACTGGACGGGGGCGCTTGGCAACTTCCGCAGCTTCAGCAGCGGCCTTACGCGCCTTACTGAGCTTTCCGTACGCGGACATGATCCCCCGCCCGACACCTGCGGCACCCGCGCCAACTCCAAGCCCCATCAGAACTCGGTCTACGTCGCTTGGGCCAGAAGTGCTTTTACCCGTGCTAGCAGGGGCGGATTCACTGCCTTTGGGAATATCGGCGCTTGAGGCTTTGGGTGCGGGTGTTGGGGACGGCGCTGGGGCAGCTTTTGCCGCTGGATTAGGGCGGGGTTTTGGGGCTTCATCTTGCCCACCACGGTTTACAAACTTGCGTGCGCGCTCGTAAACATCTTCGTCAAAACTGCCTTTTTCTTCACCAGAAGCAAGTGCATCAAGCGCCTTGGACTCGATGCCGCCGCCACGGGCATAGCCTTTGCCTTTGGCTTCAGCTTTCTCATGCTTCATCATGCTGGCAGGAGCCTTATTGGCCTTCATGAAAGCCATTTCCTTCTTGACCATCGCGGGGGATTCTTTTTTCACGGTGCCTCCTTCGGCTTTGTGGGTTTCAAACTTCTGTCCAACGGACTGAGGAATTCCCACCTTTTTGGCAAAGGAGGGGCTGTGGGCTACTGCCCGCATTAGATTGGCCTGTTTGGCACTTGCGTAAGGCATTATGGTCGATCCTTATGTACTTCTACCAAGCGGTCCAGCTTAGTATCCAGACGGTCAAGGCGATCCAGAACACGGTTAATATCGGCATGAACTTCTATCTTTGTGACGTATTCCTTGGCAACTTCTTCCCGCGTTTTGTTCAACAGGATGCCAAGTCGGTTGATTTCAGCAGACTTCTCTTTCAAGATCCACCCCAGCAGACCAATAAAAACTGTGAGAAGTGTGTTCCATACAAGCGCGTCCATGCTTATTTTTCCATAAACTTAGCGCCGTATTGCGCCAGCGAAAACAAAATGACTACCAAAGCCCAGACGCCAATGCCGCGATTGATCCACATCTCGACCTTACTATCAATTTTCTGCATGTTTTTTGAGTTAAGGTCGGACTGATTTTCTATTTTGTTTATGCGCTCGGTTAGAATGGCGTAGCGCTCGGCAAACTTTTCTTCAGTGGCTGCGCGCTGCTTTTCTATATTACTAACAATATGCAGCTTCTGATCCTTCAGAAGCGACGAGGTGACTTCCACAATCATCAGTTTGAAGTGATTATCGGTTAACGCATTTAAGCGCTGATCCTCAAGTTTTTTTGCATCAACCATGATTGCACCACTTTACTCAGCAATTCCATGCCCTCAGGCTTTTGTTGATACGAGAGTTGGGATCTTTGGCTGTCTTCTCGGAAGTCAGCTTAGCCTTCATCCCCGACATCCTGGCGCAGAATGATTTCTTGCGAGGACCGCCTTCAGGCTGCGGAGCTTTGAGCCCAGGCTTGCCGGGGTTGGCTTTGTTGTAGGAGGCCCGCCCTTTGGCGTTCAACCCGCCCTTCTCGGACTTGCCTTCCTTTCGTTGCCACGCTGGGGACTTAGCCATCATCAGTCCTTCAGAGCCAGGAACTGGGGGAGGGTCAGGCAGTCATTGCTGCCCGAGGTTAGCGTGCGGCTCACATAGGTCCACACAGCTTGCGCAAGCGTATCGTAGTCTA